CGCACCAAGTCCATGACCAATGGAAGACCTTGTGGGACGAGTGCTACGAGTTCTCGATGCCGCATCGGGCGCGGTTCTTCTCCCACACCAACGGCCAGAAGAACACGCTGAACCTCTACGACAGCACGGCTGTCACCTCGATCCACGAGTTTGCGTCGCGCCTGCAGGCTGGCCTCACGCCAACCTTCTCGCGCTGGTCGCGCCTGCGGCCAGGCCGCATCATCGACCCCGACAACGCCAACGAGATCCAGGCCAAGCTTGACGAGATTGGCGAAGAGGTCTTTGCGGTCCTCCATCGCTCGAACTTCGACAGCCAGATCCACGAAGCCTACATGGAGCTCGGGATCGGCACGGGATCGCTCATCGCCGACTACGATCGCGACGACGTCATCCGCTTCACCGCGGTCCCGCTCACGCAGATGGCGATGGATGCAGGCCCGTGGGGGACCGTCGATGGGCGATTCCGCAAGCGCAAGATCCAGGTCGGCCTGATCGACAAGGAGTGGCCCGGCGCCAACGTCCCGATGGAGCTGATGGATCGCATGGCGAACCGTCCGCTCGACGAAATCGAGGTCAACGAGGCGACTTTCCGAGACTGGTCAAAGCGCGTCGAGACCCATGTCTACGTCGTGTGGCTCTCGTCGCCCAAGGTCGAGATCCTGCGCACGACCTACAGCGGGGCCGGCGCCTGCCCGCACATCAACTTCCGCTGGTCTGTCGCTGCTGGCGAGGTCTATGGCCGCGGCCCGCTGCTCAACGCCATGCCTGACGTGCGCGTCGCCAACGTCATCGTGCAGCTGAACCTGGAGAACGCCGAGCTTGCGGTGTCTGGCCTGTGGCAAGGCGAGGACGATGGCGTCCTCAACCCCAACACCATCACGCTGCTGCCCGGGACCATCATCCCCCACGCACGCGGATCCCAGGGTCTTCGCCCCCTCGAGGTGCCAAGCCGCTTCGACTTGTCGCAGGTGATCCTCAAGGACCTGCAGGCCAGCATCAAGCGCGCCCTCTACGACGAGGCGCTCGGCCCGCCCACCGGCACGCCCATGTCGGCGACCGAGGTGCAGGCCAGGATGCAGGATCTCTACCGGCGCATGGGATCGGCCTATGGCCGCCTCCAGCGCGAGCTGGTGCAGCCCGTCATCCGGCGCACGATCTGGCTGCTCAAGCAGACCGGCCGCATCAGCCTGCCGTCCGTCGATGGCGATCTCGTGGAGATCAAGAGCGAGAGCCCGCTGGCGTCTGCCCAGAAGGACCAGGACGTCCAGCGCATGATGGAGTTCGCCGGCGCCCTGCAAGGCACGTTTGGCCAGCAGCTTCCGCTGATGATGCTGATGGAGCCCAACAAGGTGGCCAAGTGGTTGGCCGACCGCAAGGACATCCGCGCCGACCTGTTCTACACCGAGGAGCAGCAAGCGCAGATGCTGCAGCAGATGCAACAGATGGCACAGCAGATGGGGCCGCAAGCCGGAGGCGGGGGAGGAATGCTTGGATGAATCGGAAGTCGTCGCCCGGCTGAGGTCGACCCTCGCAAAGCCCGCCGACAGCGGCGTCCACCCGCGCAAGGTGGAGCTGGCCGCTCACTCCGCGTTGTCGAAGCCCGACGGCGCGATGCTGCTCGAATACCTCGAGCAACTGACCCTGCGCACCGTGCATCCGCCCGGATCGCTCAACGAAGTGCTGCAATACCGCGAAGGCATGCGCTTTGCGGTCTGGCTGATGCGTCACCTGATGGAAAGAGGAGCCATCGATGCTGAGAAACCCGTATCCGCGAAGCCCTGACGACGCGTCTGGCGCCCCGGCCGGAGGCCGAACGCCGCAGGCGGCTCGGAGCGCCGAAGGCGCTCCGGCGGCCGCGTCTTCAGGTGAGCCGCCGCCGCTGAGCGGCGCGAGGTCTGGCGGCCTGACTGCCGGCGACCAGGCCGCGATCTCTGCGCAGCGCGCCGCCAATCCGGAATCCCCTCTTCCGGATGGGTGGCTTGCAATGGAAAAGCGACCGGACTGGCTGCCCGAGAAGTTCTACGACGCCCAGCGCAAGGCCGCTCGCCTGTCCGATTTCGGCAAGGCCTACGGCGAGGTCGAGCGCAAGGTCTTCACGCGCAGCGACGACTTGCGTCGCCAGGTCGAGCGCGACTTCGAGGAAGGCCGCATGAAGGCCCGGCCCGAGAAGCCCGAGGGCTACCAGGTCAAGCTGCCCGAGGGGTACTCGAAGGAGAACTTCGAGCTGAACCTCAACGAAGCCAACCCGATGATGAAGTGGTGGCGATCGACTGCGCACGAGCTGGGCCTGAACCAAAACCAGTTCGAGTCCGGCATCGCCGCCTACGTCGATGGCATGGCTGCGGACATGCCCGATATCGACGCCGAGGTGAAAAGCCTTGGCGAGAACGGCATCCAGCGCATCGCCAACCTCCAGAAGGCCCTGACCAAGACGCTTGGCGCCGACTGGGAAGTGCTCAAGCCGCTCGCGACTTCGGCCAAGGCTTTCGAGGCGCTCGAGAAGCTTGTCGATGCACGCCTCCTGGCAGGCAACCAGCCGCAAGGTGCGCCTTCGGTACCGGCCGGCGATGGGCGCACTCGCGAAGACCTGCGCAAGATGATGATGGACCCGCGTTACCGCGACCCGTATCGCCGCGATCCGGCTTTCGTGCGCGAAGTCGGCGCTCTCCAGCAGCGTCTCTATGCAACCGGCGCATAAGCGATAGGCGCACAGACAAGGGGCGGGGTACGGCGAAGGAGCAATTCGCCTACCCGGCCCCGTTTTGCGAGAGCCCCGGCCCGCAAGGACCAACCGGCGGCGGCGTGAAGGGACCAACCGGCAGCGCGGTTCAACCCAACCTGCTCAAGGAGATCCCTCATGTCGACCTCGATCGACAACAACTTCATCAAGCTCTTCGACGACGAGACCTTCGTCGCGTTCCAGCGCGATGGTTCCCAGCTGCGCGGCACGATCCGCGAGAAGATGGGCACCGGCAAGACGTTCCAGTTCCACAAGTACGGTTCCGGGACGATGTCGACCAAGGGCAAGCACGGCGACGTGCCGGTCATGAACGTCGACCACACCAACGTGACGCTCACCATCACCGACTACTACGGTGGCGAGTACATCAACGACCTCGACGAGCTCAAGACCAACATGGACGAGCGGCAGCTTGCCGCTGGCGCGTTGGCCAAGGCTGCCGGTCGCAAGGTCGACGACACGATCACCGCGGCTGCCTATGCGTCGCTGCCTGCCGGCCAGCAGATCGCGGCCGCGGCAACGGGGCTCACCCGTTCCAAGGTCCTGACGCTGATGGAGCTCATGGGCACCAACGAGATCCCGGACGATGGCGGCCGCGTTTGCCTCATCGCGCCGGAGCAGTGGACCAACCTCCTGACCATCTCCGAGTTCGCGTCCCAGGACTATGTCGGTCCCGACGCGCTCCCGTGGAAGTCGGGTGTCACGGCGAAGCGCTGGCTGGGCATCATGTGGATGCAGTTCACCGGCCTCACGCTGTCGTCCACGACCCGTCGATGCCTCGCCTACCACAAGTCCGCGATGGCGCTGGGCATGAACAGCGAGATCCGCACGAACTTCGACTGGGTGCCGCAGAAGGGCGAGTATTTCGCCCAGGCGCGCATCGCCGTCGGCTCCGTGCGCATCGAGGACACGGGCGTGTTCCAGATCGACTGCACCGAGACCTGAGGAAGGAGAACCTCCCATGGCATTCACCGCCAGCCAGCTCTTCCGCGTCGCTTCCTTCGGCGCCAACGGGCTCTACGTCTACATCGACAAGGACAACGACGGCGCCGCGACCGTCGACACCTCGGGCTACATGAGCGCTGCATTCGAGCAGCTCAAGGTGGGCGACGTCGTCCTGCGCATCTCGGCCTCGGCGTTTAGCTCGACGCTCAACACGATCACCACGGTCGGTACCGCCGGCTGGCATGTCGTGATGACGAACGCGTCGGGGGTCGTGAACCTGAGCGACACGCTCGCGCTCACCGTGACCAACACCGACTGAGCAACTGGCGGGGCCTTGCTTTTGCAGGGCCCCGCCTTCTTCCTGACGGCGTGCTTGGGGTCGTGCAATGGCCGACACGAAGATCGACATTTGCTCTCGTGCTCTCATCGAGCTTGGCGCCAACCAGATCGCGGATTTTTCCGGCACGACCACGGAGAGCGTGATCGCAAGCCAGCTCTACGACGCGACCGTCCGCAAGGTGCTGTCCCGTCACCCATGGCGCTTCGCCACGATCGGTGCGTCGATCAACAAGATCGAGAGCACGAACGAGACCGCCTTCGACAGCGCCTACCAGCTGCCCGCCGACTTTGTTGCGCTCTGGAACGTCCGCAGCGTTGGCGACGACGACATGGCTGCCGACGAATGGGTGGTCTACGGCTCGGAGGTCCACATCAACCACGGCGACGACACCCTCGAGATCGACTACACGCGGGTCGTCGACGAGAGCTACTTCCCGGCGCACTTCACCGAGGCGCTGGAGGCCGCTCTGATGCACCGATTCTGCGGTCCCCTGTCGCACTCTGGCTCCATGCGCGATGCCCTTGGTCGCTCCTACGAGATGCTGCTGTCCAAGGCCTGCCACATCGACAGCCGCCAGGATGCGCCCAACCGCATCAAGCCTTGGCGGTTGATCTCGGCTCGACGCTGATGTTCCAGCGTCAGACAAGCCTTCAGACCAACCTCGCCTCTGGCGAGATTGATGCGCTGATGCGCATGCGCTCCGACGTCAAGGGGTGGCGCAACGGCGCCAAGGTCGTGGAGAACTTCCGCGGACTGCTTCAGGGTGGCCAGAGGTCGCGCCCGCCACTTCAGAGCGTCGTGGCAAGCTGGGGCACGGTTGACGGCCAGCTGCTCGAGTTCGAGTTCGACGGCACCCAAGGCTACGTCATGAAGCTTGAGGGCGCCAATCTGCGCATCAGGCGCACCAGCGACGGCGCTGATTGCGGCACGCTGTCGACGCCCTATGCCGCAAGCGAGATCCGGGAGGTGTCTGTGGCGCAGAGTGGCGACGTCCTGCTGCTCTTCCACAAGAACTACCAGCCGCGGCAGGTCACCCGCACCGGGGCGACAACCTTCACGATCGCGACCTGGGATTTTGACACCAGCGGCACGCCGGCGAAGTATCTCGGCCCGTTCTATCGCTACGAGGCCAGCTCGATCACGCTGACGCCGTCTGCGACGACCGGCACGATCACCGTGACCGCAAGCACGGCGATCTTCACCGACACGAGCTGGAACGGTCTCTATATCCGCATCGGCGGCAAGCAGGTCCTGCTGGGGACGCGCACCTCCGACACGGTGATGGGTGGCTGCACCGTGGTCGAGACGCTTGCCAACACCAGCGCGACGACGGACTGGCAAGAGCAGGTCTACTCCGCGAAGCGTGGGTGGCCAATCTGCGCGTGCTTCCATGACGACCGGCTTGTGCTTGGCGGCGGAAAGACGCGCCGGCAGGGCCTCTACCTGTCGCAGGTAGGAAGCTACAAGAACTTCGACTCCGGCACCGGGCTTGATGCGCAAGCGATCTGGACAGGCATCAGCGTCGACAAGGTGCAAGACATCCGCCGCGTTGTCAGTCACCAGAACCTGCTGGTCTTCACCGACCAGCTCGTCGCCTATTGCCCGCAGTCCGAGACGAAGCCCCTCACGCCAGCGACGATCTCGATCCGTCCGCAAGCCAACTACGGCATCACGACGACCTGCAACGGCAAGGTTTTCGATGGCGCCGTCTCCTATGCGCAAACGGGCGGCAAGGTCATGCGCGAGCTGATCTACAACGACACGATCCAGGCCTACAGCGCCGAGCAAACCAGCGTGTTTACGGCGCAGCGCGTGTCCAACCCCCAAGCGATCGCTGCTCTTCCTGCTTCGGCGTCGATTCCGGAGCAGTACCTGTTCGTTGTCATGGACAACGGCGGCATGGCTGTCCTGCACAGCCTTCGCTCGCAGCAGCTCACCGGATGGACGTTCTGGACCACGCCGAACGGACTCTTCAAGTCCGTTGCCGTCGTCAACAACGAGGCCTTTGTCCTCATCTTGCGTGGCACGACCTACAGCCTTGAGAAGTTTCGCTTCGACGTGGAAGCGTCGCTCGACGGCTTCACCACCCATGCCGCGGCCGCGACGTTTGCATCTGGCGTTCTGGGGCCAGCGCGTGCCGACGGCAAGTACGACGTCGTCTCCGCTGGCAAGCACTACGGCACCCTGTCCCTCGACGGTGGCGTGCTGACGCCTGATGTCGCCCCCACGAGCGAGACCTACATCGGCATCGGTTGGTCTCCGACCCTGGAAACGCTTCCGCCAGAGATCGAAACGCCCATCGGATCCTTGCACGTCCGCCCCAAGCGACTCAGCCAGGTCTCCGTGACGATTGCTGGTTCCGTGAGCGTGCGCGCCAACGGCCAGGACCTTGATGTCTGGGATGTCGCTCAAGACCCGAACACGCAGGATCGAAGGAAGTCGAACACCTATCACTTCCGCATGCTTGGCTGGAAACAGGACCCGACCGTGACGCTTGGCATCCAGGTGCCGCTGCCCGTCACGATCCTCGGATTCGCAACCGTGGTTGGCTACTGATGATGAAGCTTGCTCTTGCAGCCGCTTCCACGGCTGCGTCGCTCTATGGCGCTGCAAGCGCCTACAAGCTTGCTGGCGCCCAGCAAGCGGGCATCAACGCGCAAGTCGAGAATGCGCGTCGTCAGGCAGAGACCGATTACGCGATCCAGTCCGGAGAGCGCGCCCGCAAGTTCCAGCAGGCTGGCAGCGCGCAGCTTGCCTTTGCGTCTTCTCGCGGCATTGAGCTCGACAGCTTCGACTCCATACGCAGGGACGACCAGAGCCAATACGACCTTGACCAGGCGTCGATCCGCGCAGGCCTTGGCTCGAAGATGCGCAACCTGGACCTCTACGGCTACGACGCTGCTGTTTCCGCATCCGCAAGTCGCAGTCGCGCCATCGCGCAAGCAGGGCGATCGATGTTTGATTTTGGCAGCAAGGTTGCCGATGACGAAGGCGTGCGCAGATGGGTCAAAGATCCCCAGCGCTGGTGGAACACCTGATGGCAGACCTTCCTCGCTACGGAACCCAGACGCCACGCGTCAACGTGGCCGACATCGGCGTTCATCGCATGCGCGGCCTCGAGGACGCTGGCTTTGCCGCGCTCCAGGGGTCCAAGTCCGCGGCCGACGTGTCCGAATACTTCATGCGTCAGGTCGAGCGCTCCAACATCCAGGAAGCAGAGCAGAACGGCGCTGTCGTTGCTCGCGACGATTATGGCAACCTTGCCCCGATCAACCTTCGCAGCAGCTCCTCGCCCGCATCCGTCGCCTTCAACAACGCGCAACGCCAAGCCTGGACCTCTGCGGCAACTGCCGACGCGGCCGCTCAGTTCAAGACCTACGCCCACAGGTCCATCAACCCCGTTGATGACCAAGGCAAGCCGATGGCGTCCAACATCGACCCGATCCAGTTCTTCGACACGCAGGCATCCAACTACATCGCGGCCGCGGTCAAGGATCGCAAGATGCCGGACGACGTGCGTTCGGGTCTTGTCACGCGCATTGGCCAGATCGCGGCCGAGCATCGCACATGGGTTGTCGATCAAGTCCACCAGCGCAACGTGCTTCAGATCGGCAGCCAACTGGAAGCTGACCAGAACCGCATCATCGGGGAAGCCATTGTTCATGCTCGCAATGGCAATTCGGCTGCGGCCGAACGCAGTCGCAGCGACTTTGCCGCTGCCGTCCAGGGCATTGCCGACATCAACCCCGCCTTTGGCGCTGACAGGCAACAGGCGGCATTGAGGACGTTCGACGCTGCCGTCTACTTTTCCGATGTCGAGCGCAAGGCCTTGGCCGCGTTCAACAGCGGCGCTGGCTTTCGTGAGTCGGGCATGGGTCGCGCAGCAGGCCTTCGCGCTGTCGACGCTGCCATGAACGATGGGATTGCCAAGTTTGGTCCCGAACTTGCCAACGCATGGATGAGCAAGATCAACGCGAAGATCCAGCTCGAATCGTCGGTCCGTGACTCCGTCGACGCCATCACCATGCGCCGACAGGAAGAAGCGTTCCTTGCTGCCAGCATCAAGCTGAGCGAGCCGGTGCTTGCTGCCTTGAAGGGCAATGGCGAGAACCCGCAAACCGTCCTGCAGGAGCAAGGCCGGCTCGTCTTCGAGCAGTTCAAGGGCAACCCACAGCTTGCTCGGCTGTTCCAGAACAGGTTTATCCAGTCCTACAACGAGCGCACGATGGACTGGAACCCTAGCGTTCTCGGCGCAAACCAGAGCCAGAGCGAGTGGTTTTCGTCGATGAAAGCCGCTGTTGCGCGTGGAGACATCGATCCGCAGAGCGTCGTCCCGATGATGCTCAACGAATTCGAAAAGGGAGCTCTGCCGTTCGACCCGAAGTTTGATGCAACCGTGAGGAGCTACGCAAGCAGCGCAGAAGTCGCATACATCAACAAGGATCTTGCCGAAGCGCGAGCGGAGGACCGAGGGTTCCAGAGCAAGGCCAACGCCCATGCAAAAGAGCTTCTGGCCAACATCCGCAAGGCAGACGAGGCGAACGAAAAGAGGGTGCGTGCCTTCAACCTCGTTCGAGACACCTTCGAGGGGAGGAACAATCCCCTGTCTGCGAATTCAGAAGCGGCAAAGGCCCTGGACGAGGTTTGGAACCACTGGGAAGCCAAGCCCGAGACCCATGCTCCCCTGATGCTTGAGATGATGCTTCGCGGTGGCGGCATGTCTGCCCAGATCAAAGAAGATCTCCGCGGCCTCATCAAGACGCCAACCGAAGGCATGCTGCGCAAGTACGGTCCGATGCTTGGGTACATGATGAGCAATACCGCCCTCAGATCCACTCTTGTAGACAGGGAGTTTGCCTCCGCCGATGAGCGCATGAAGCTCGATCGCCTCTGGAGCGAGATGCAGCAGCATGTTGTCAACACGCAACAAGCTGGTGCTGATCAAACGCGCCTGGATGTCGAGAAAAGGCGTTTCAACGCTGCGCTTAATGACATTGGCAAGAGCTGGGCCGACAGCGCCATTAGTGGGCCCCAGGTGCGAGCGAAGGTTCAAAATTTCGATGGTCAAGTTGCCGCAGCCAGCGGCAAGGCCATTTCCGAATTGTCGTCGATTGGCGTTGATGCGCTTGATGGGTGGCTTGGGCTTTCCCAGACGCCAGGACGCGCCGTGTTTGGTGGGTACGAGGGATCCGTCAAGCCGTTCCAGGCCGGATACAATCTCAGCCAGTCAAGCAAGGTAGTGCAGAGTGCCGTAGAGGGATTGTCTCTTCTCTTTGGAGACAACCCGTTCTCTGGATTCAATGCGGCGGCAGGCCTGCCGATCATCGGATGGGCATTCGAGACGGCGCCGGTGACGATGAACCCCGTCGACAAGGCTCGACTGGGGGCTGAAGTCTCCAGCCGCGCCCTCGAGATGGGCGGCGACATTGAAGGCGCCGCTGCCAACGCAAAGCGTGCATGGGGTGGGAGTGGATACAGCCCGTCTTTCTACAGCGGGGCAAACAACGCACAGGCGTTCAACCCCAACGCCAAGTATGTCGCCGAGTGGGCGCTGCATCCGATCGATGGCGGTCCAGGTGGCCCGATGATTGCGCGCTCTGTGCTTGCGCCGCTTGCCGAACGGGCGATCAAGAACGGCTTCAAGTTTGCCGATGAGACCGTGACCAATGGCATCCAAGCGGTGTCAAAGCCAGGTTTGTGGAAGGTTTCCTTCGACAGCTTCGGTTCCGTCGAGAAGGACGGCAAGAAGATAGAAGGCAGGAGCTACGACGTTCGCGTCCTGGCCGACACGGGGAAGGGAGAGAAGACGCTCGTTCCCATTGGCAAGGTGTTTGTACCGAACATCAGCAAAGCTCAACTGGACGGCATCCGTTCCGACGCCGAGTTGGAGGCCAGAGCCATCATCGATGAGCGCAACAAGAGACAGCCAGAGCCTCCGGCAAACGTTTTGCGCGGCATGACGCGAGAGCAGTTTATCCGCCAGTCGCAGGACCCATTTCGCTTGGCGACCGGAGCCGATGGCAAGCCGCTGAGCGATCAGGACTTTGCGGCAACACGGCCGAGCGGAACGAACTACAACGAGGTCAAGATGCTGGCCAAGTGGCTTGAGATCGGCCAGATCCTCAACCTTGCACGCAGCGGGACCGTTTCGAGCCCATGAGCGATCCCTTCGTCATCCCGGGGTTCCAGCCAACGCCACTTGGCGAGCTGTCGCCGATCGATGCTCAAGCTCGAGCCATGGACTACCGCTGGAAGGCCTACGGCTCCGGCATGCTTGATGTGGCCAAGGCTGCATTTGGCGACAGCTGGTCGGCGTACCAGGTCTACGAAGCAGCCCAGAGGCAGTCGTTCGCGCCCGACCCTGACTTTCGCGCCGATGAGCTGACCAGCCAGATCATCAAGGATGATCCGCGGATGGTTCGCTACCGCCTGTGGCTCAACACGTCGAACAGCCGCGAGGAGTACGACACGCGACTGCTCGAGTCCAGGAAGCTCGACTACAACGCTCGCGTTGCCCAGGACAACCCATCGTCCTACTTCTGGTTCAGCTTGGCTGCTGGCGCAACGGATCCGATCAATGCTGTCGGGCTTGGGTTCCTTGGCAAGTCACCAACGCTGATGCGGAGCATGGCAAGAGCGGAGGCGGCCAGCTTCTCAGCAACTGGGCTGCAATCGTTCGCGTCGTACATGTCGCAGCCAACCTACGAGCTTGGCGACGCCGTCGCGAACGTGACGACTGGTGCAGTCATGGCCGCACCGCTTGGAGCCGGCGTGTATTGGCTTGAACGGAGATCAGCGCGCCAGCAACTGGAGCAGAACCTGAAGCTTCGTCCGCTGCGCGATTATGACGAACGGGAACGTGCAGCTGGCAGCCCGACCGGAGAGCCCACTCCTGGAGGCAGCTCCATCAAGCCTGGCCTCTACAGCGCCGAGGAATTCGTCCCAACCGACGCGGATGGCAGGCCCATCGGGTCGAAGAGCACAGGCTCTGGTGATTCGTCCCAAGCATCTGCCGCAAGGACTCCAAAGCCCGAAGGCGGGACGTTTGCCGATGGCTTCACGAATGCCGCGGAGAACCCAAGGTCATCCATCAAGCCAGGTCTCTACGAGACTGACTCTTTTGTCCCTGAGGAGCCGCCTAGCGTCGGCTCCGGAGCCGACATGCCGGAGTTCTTTCGCGAGCGGGGTGGATCGGAGCCGCCAGGTAGCGCAGGTGCTGCCGCAAACCCTCGCGCCCCTCAATCCGGCACGATGGCATCGGAAACCGGCATTGGGATCGAGAACTGGAAGATCAGCCCCCTCATGCGTGGGGTGACGTCGATCTTTGACGGGATGCTCGACATCACGACGCGCCTGTTCTCGT